TGCGTATTCGTTGATGAGGTAGATAGGAGGAACAAAATCTCCACCAGCGCCATCTGTGCGGGAAATGTCGCGAGTTTCAACTGCAACTTCCTGCTGGTGGCGGTATAGACGCTCCCATGACTTTGAGTCATTGCGGAGTGTTGCGCCAATCATGTCGCGAACGAATGAGTTGTCGCCGTTCTTCTCGTATGTGTGTGCTTCGCGTGTTACGACAGCTCCACCGAAAGTCTTCACTCCGGCTTCCTTGCGTGACTCTGCGATTGCTGAAGTACGAGCTTCGAGCTTTTCTGCTGTTGCAATGCGCTCATCGAGTGCTGCAACTTCTTCTTGCTTTTCTGAAACTGCGTCAAGTGCTTCTGCTGTTACATCGTCAGCGGCAAGAACTGCCTCTGCTTCTGCTGCTACTGCATCGCGCTGTTCCTTGAGTTTTGAAACTAGAGACATGATGTCCCTTTCTCTTGGATTGGATGGGTTTTCCGTCGGGGCAGTAGCGCCGAGGGAAGCGTCTGCTACTTGCGCAGACGAAGTTGATTGAACTTCAGTTGAAGTTGACGCTTGCGAAGGGCAAGGTCTGCATCTTCGGCCTTGCGCATACCCACTGAAGTTGAGGAATACGCTGGCATTGTGACGACGCTGACTTCGTAGAGGTCAAGGTCTGTGAGTGTACGAAGACCACCTTCGCGGGTGTCTCCACCATCTGCGACTGTGAAAGCGAATGACATCTTGTCCACATCGCCACGAGTTAGGGCTGATGCAAGCTCTGCCGCTCTTGGATTCATTGGATCGAGTGTTGCCTCCATGCGAAGTCCGACTGAATCTTCTGCGAGGCGCAAAGTTCCTGACTGAGTCGATGCCAGTGGCAAAGATTCAAAGTCATGGTTGACGAGCAAGAACATTGGTTGGTCTGAAGCCAAGGTGCGAGTGAATGCACCAGGAGCGATGACTTCGCGAAAGTTGAGTCCGTCTGCTTCCTGATTAAAGGTCGCGGCGTAGCCACCAATCTTGAGTGAGCCATCTTCTGTTGACACTGAACGAATGTCAGCAGTCATTGTGATGCGCTCTGCCTTTTCCATGACGCTCTTGCGAGCTTCAATCAATTCTAACTCCTTGGAGCGGAGTGCATCGATTGAGGTCAAGGTCTCCCCTAGATGAAGCACAGTTGTGTCAGTTGCTGCCCAACCATCTGCGCCTTCCTTGTAAAGAGTAATTTTGAAGACAGGCTTGTCTGCGCTTGCTTCCATCTCGTATCCATCAGATGAAACAGCAGTTCCTGAAGTAATGATGCTTTCGACTTTGCCTTTGGCTGTGCCGCCTGAAGAATCCCAAGAGACGAATGAGCCAGTTGAGATTCGGAATTCCTTCGAATCAGGCTTTGACGCGGAATACATTCCCATCATGCCCATCCCTGGCATTTGCGCATCTTCTTCGCTCATATCGTCGTCCTCATCTTCGCCACCAAGGGCTTCAATGACTTCGCTGAGTGCCGCATCCGCTGCGCAGATTAGGTAATACGCTTGAGAGACAATCGGGTCGAGGTTGTTCGCAAGCAAGTTTTGAGCCGCATCCATCGCAGCATCCGCTGCCATTACTGAATGAAGAACCTCATCAGTTCCCATTGTTTCTTCTTGCATGGGATTTTCTGTCATCAAATCTGAAGTGGTTGGATCAACCATGGGTGCACCCTCCTCGGATGTCATTTGTTGCAAAGCTCGAACATTGTTATCAAGTTGATTTTTGATCTTGGTTGACCAGGAGAATCCAGCGTCCCCGCCCCATGCGTCCCATGACACTCTTCCTGGTGATGGATACCCATCTTCACCCGCGTTGAAGCCTGTTGCTTTCTTGTCCACTTCATGCCGAGCGAAGAATGAATACATTCGCATGACGATTTCTTGGGACATTGAACGACCTGCTGCAATATCGGAAGCGCGCTTGCGCCCAACATCGGTGAATCCCTGACCTGCTTTCCCATCTTTAATCCACGCAAGAGCGCGAGTTGCTGCCTCTTGCATTCCCTTGGTTGGACGATATGTCTCGGCCATTACTCAAGAACTCCCATGACAGGCGCGGATGGGTCAGCATCTTGACCAAGTGCAGGAGTATCACCACCGGCAGTGATGCTGCCTGCAAGTGATTGATGGAATACATCGCCACCCTCGAAAGGCTCAAGACCTTCGATTTGGCGAACTTCATTTGGAGTACGAGCACCCATCTGAACATTGATCATGTTCACGCGTGAGCGAGTGAGTGCATCTGTGCGCAGGATTGATGAGGTATCAAAAGCAACATCTGTTCCTGGCAAAAGAATCTTCGACATTCCGATTTCGATGCGACGAATCCAAGGAGCAATCGTGTGTGTCAAGAAGTTGATTGATGCCTGCTCAACATTCTGATAGGTCTGACTTCCACCCATTGCACCGATAAGGTGGTCAGGAATGCGGAAGATGCGAGCGATGTCGCGAATCAGTTGTTCGCGAGTTGCAATCATGTCATTGTCGGCTGCTGAGGTAGTGATAGGACGCCACTTGAGGCCATCTGAGAGCACAGCAGGGCGACGATGGCGTCGATGTGTAGCTTCCCAAGTTCCTTGGATGATACGAGCCTGATCGAGTGTCAACTTCTGATCTGTCTCAAGAACAGATGAAGGTGTACCACCCTCGCCATAGAATTGGGCAAGGTGACGATCCATCGCGATAGAAAGACCCACCAGGTTACGGGCTTGGTTAAGTGGGGAAATCCCAACCAAAGACTGTGGTGGCGTGAACCAGCGAAGATGAATCATGTCATCGCGTGAAATCTCGTTGCCGAGGTGAAGGTATGTGCGACCTGTTTGGTCTCCGCTTGGCATGACCTGCATCTGATATGGATGCAAAGGAACGAGGCCAATCATCTCTCCGCGTCGATCTCTGTCAATCTTGATGTATGCGTTTCCATGCAGAGCCATAGAAGCGACTATCTGATGGAGTAATTCGTAAGTGTTTGACTCAGGGTCAGGGTCAGCGATAACTGAAGGCAGTGGCTGCATGACTCGCTTACCATCTTTGTCAATCTTGAAGCAGCGAAGTGACATTGAAGCCACAGAGTCTGCAAGCAGGGAGACTGCGCCCAAGACTGATGAGACGCCAAGAGCAGTCCATTCATCAATGCGCTCTCCTGCTGCGGAGGTCATTGATGTCTGTCCGTAGAGTTGGCTTAAAGGTGAAACATAGTTGTTGAATTGCGGGTATCGCCCATTCGAGGCGGCTCTGCGCAGGAGACTCATTCAATTGCTCCTTCTGATGTAATCAAATAACTTCCAGCCAAGAGCAAAACTCCTGCCGCGATGCAAGCTGCACCGATTCCGAGAATGATGCCGATGCCGATTGCGATGAGGATTGCGCCAAGAATTTCAGCTATTGTCGTGATTAGACCAAACACTTGGAATCTCCTCTTCTTGAAGTGACCAGGGATCAAAGATTTGCGGCAGGTTGCCGCTTTGGGTTTGCCACCATGCAGCGCGCTCAAGCGCCATGACGCTGGCGACTGCTAAGTCAATGCGTCGGGCAGAGCCAGGCTTTTCTTTTGCAAGGCGAGTGCCACGCGCATCGACCTTCAGACTTGCGTTGGCAAAGTGACGAGCAAGTTGCTGGTCGCCATTTTGAGTGATGGCCTTGTTGACGATTGCCTCGAACATCCGAGTCGTGGCAGGCGTCATGCGACTTGCTGTCTGTGGAAATGTAACGATTGGCAGATTCTCATCTTCCAAAACTTGAAATGTTCTTGCCCATCGATATGGGTCGCAGGAAATCTCTAAGACTTGCCAGCGCTTCGCTGCTTCGCGAATGGCATCTTCGACTTCGAGCACTGGCACTTGCCAGTTGGCGTCGGCTTCGTCGGGCTTCTCCCAAACTTTGATTGGGAAGATGTGGTGCTTCTCTTCGACTGAGACAGCGACGATGGCTGTGCAGTCTCCGTTGAACGAACCATCGAAGCCGAGCACAATGTCTGAGCCGTCAGGAATCTCGCGAGGATCACTGATGGCATCCCATGCACCATGCGGAAGCCAAGTCTCTGAAGCTGCAACCCATTGATTGCATCTCTTGGTTCGAAACTCGGCTTCGGGCGTTAGCTTCAAAGACGATGTGAACGAACTCTTCGAGACGATGTCGTTGTAGCCTGGATTCGATTCCATCCAGGTGGATTCGTCCAAGTGAGAGGCAAGAGGATTCGATGGCTCGTACCATGCGAAGAAGAAAGATGGGTCAATCACTTCCCCACTTGCGACCTTTCGGCCGTACTCATAGAGCTGATGAGCGATTGTCGGCTTGCCATCACTGCCAGTCATTACTCCGGCAGTTGTGATGGCGACGAGCATTCCTTCTTTGCGAGCACCCATGGACAGTGAGAGCACATCGAACAGCTCTCGATCTTGTTGTGAGTGAAGCTCATCGAAGGCAACGAATGTCGCCGACAAACCTTCTTTGGTGAAAGCCTCGGAAGACAGGGCGCGATAGACGCTGCCATTCTTCGGGTTGTAGATTGAATCGCGATAGACAGTCAGGAACTCCGACAGAAGCGGTTGATTCTTGACCATGTCACGAACTGTGTTGAAGATAATCTTCGACTGATCTTTGTCGGCTGCTGCTGAGTA